CAGGTCTAATAACAGCCAAAAACATAGCAAGTCTTGGTATGCTATTAATCGGTTCTGGCATACGTTGTAAAACATTGTACTGTCTATTTAAGTGAATTAACTTCTCTACAAATTCTTTTTCTTTAAGACGCTCCCAATTAGGGTCTCCCATTAATTCTATTAGATGTATTTCGTCTCTGACACCTTGATAAATGCCTACATTTAATAAATCTAATTTAAAGTAGTTTCTGCTATCTGCTTCTTTATAATCTAAGGCACATAAAGCAGTAACAGGATCATAAGGAACTTCTGTAATATAAACACCAGTAGGATGTTTCTTAACACTCTTATCATCTCGCATAGACGCAGGTATATGACGAATCAAAGATAAGATTTTATCTCTGTCTCCAGAATCTATATCAATGTCTGATTGAATCATTTTTGAGCCCTTAACCATACTCTATAACTTAGAGGTTGAGAAGTTTTAATTGTTTTTAAATAGACTTGGTACAGTTGTTTATTATCCTTAGATTTATTCATATCATTAACCCAGCCATCTGAGTTGTCTTGCCATCTTTTTGAATTAGTCACGGTCTATTATGTTTAACAAAGTTATATATCACACTTGTTCCATAACTAGCCCATGCAATTACGATCATCCATACTAATAATTCAATCATTTAAGTCCTAAGCCTACTGCCATAAGTTTTTTGTATGCCATCTGAACTACTGCGACTTGTCGTTCACAATCTTCAACTGCTTTGTGTGATGTTGAGTGTCCACCGTCAGATAATTTAACTTTAGCGATATCATACAATGTTCTAGTATCTCTGATCGCCCAAAAGTTCCAAGGTGTTTTAATGTCTAATTGTCTAAATGCGTTTTCTGCTACAACAATATCAAACGTTGCTCCATTAGACCATACTGCGTTACGATTCCAGCAGAATTTCTTAAGTTGCTCTAACGCATCTTTGTATGAGATTCTACCTTGATCACCTAATGCTTCTTCAATCGCACTCTCTGACTGTTGTCCCCACCATGCTACGGTGTCTGGATCTATTGATCTATTAAAATGTTCAGTCTGCTCATCTATAGTAGGTCTTAACTCCAGACGCTCTACAACGCCCTCTCCTCGAGGATCAAATCGTACTGCCCCTATTGTCAATATTACACAATCAGGGCTTGTAGCCAATGTCTCCATATCTATCATTATATCATTTGCCATTACTACTCCATACGTTATCTATTTTTTTCACTGCCTTTATTATATCACGTCTAAGGTAATTAATCAATAGTATTGATCGCTTTTTGGGTAAACGCAATGGCATTGTTGAATGCATTAAACGAGTATTGTAAAACAACATTGACCCTTTAGGCATGTCATATTGTTCTGCGTTCTCTTTAAAGTAATCATCATGGACACCTTCGTAGCAATCTTGTATGTCCCAATCTTGTTGGTGACTAAACGGAACTAATCCCGTTGCTCCTGTGTCCTTATCTAAATCATCGAGGGGAATAATGACTTGTATTCCATAGACATCATTGTTTTCTCTTTTATTGTATTTCTCAAATCTATGTGGGGTATCTATATGAGGTCCTACCCATCTACTTGGTCCATTTATTGTAACTATATCACTCGCATAGAATGTTGCATCTTTTAAGTGTTGTTGAATCTCAGGGTAGATGAGGTCATGTATTTCTTTTACTTCGTCCCAATCATCTGTGAGTTGACTCCACCATACAGCAATGCCAAACAGTTTCTTACATGCCTCTGCTTCTGCATATTGTTTTTTATGTGATGATGCTCTAACAGGATATAATTCATCTTTTCTGTTATTAATACTGTCAATAGTATCAGACGGAATAATATCAGTTACAAGTTTAAATCCTGGACCGTTATGACCTATTTCCATCGTAGTCCTAACCATGCTAATTCTTCATCACTACGCAAATAGATTTTACGATCTCGTAGTCTTCCTGGCGCTTGTATGTCATCATTACGAAAAGACCACTTGGTGTTAAGTCCGTAATCTTCGATTATTTCCATTCTGTCGCTGTAAGAACTCACTGACGGGTATCCTTTAAGTTCTAGGATTCTATCATAATCTTTTAGATCACAACTGGCTCCCCAAGTATCCCAGCACCAGTCTCGTATTTTATTGAAGTCTATGATTCTAAGTAAGTCAGCATAGGCACCACGTGATGCGGTCATTCGTTGGTCAGTTGGTAAGTTTATAACAGAGACTTGATATTTAAAATAAGGATAACCAGTAAATCTACTATCAAGTTCTTTGGTATGAATAGTAGACTTTGCCATTAATACCCTGCTTGTTTAAGTAAGGCTTTTACTTCCTTAACTGCTTCTGGATCTCGTTTAAATTTGATTGCCCATCGTTCAGGGTCAATGTAATCTAATATCATTTTCTGTTGAGTTTCGTCTAACTTACCTAACAACTCTACACCAGATTTACTTTGATACAACATCCAAGGAGAAATTTTCCCTTTTGTAATCTCATAACAAATTTTATTAGGTGATGCGTATCTTAAGACATCTTTGTTTTCAATCTTTTCTTCTTCAGCCATGTCAATAGCAGTCTCTATACTTCTTGCTATTGCATCTATTGAATTTTCTTCTCGTGTATATTCAACAACAAACTTTGTGTAATTAGAATCGCTTGTCCACTTATCAATTTTAATTTGATTCTTTACCAACCAATCTGCGTAACGACTAATATTAATACATTTTACATTAACACAGTAATGACCGAACTTGACAAAGGCAAGATAGTAAGCACTCTTAATAAAATCTAAGTATGTTTTTGTTTTTTTACTAGAAGTATTTTTTGCATAGAAATTTAACCATGCTTGAAATCCAATACGATTACCTTTTAAATCTTTATCTCCCCATCTGCGTTTATTTTCACATAGATGTTTATCAATCGTAGTTTCTTTTAGAAATGTTCGACCACAAAAATCGCAACCAAATTTAGTTGCCAAGTTCTTTTTCGTATTCTTCGATGTCATTGTCTGTAATAAGTTCACTTAGTAATTCTACCTCATCAAATTTAAGTTCGGAATATTTAGTTGCTAGATACATTTTGCGTTTGTGTTGATCGCAAAATGCTGTTGCTAGTTCTGTTAAATCTCCTGCTGTTAGTCCTGGATATATTTTTTTGTAATATTCCTTAATATCTTTTGGAGTTGCTTTGTCTTTTAACTTAGCCACACCCTGTTTAATCTGTGGTATCCAAGCATGAAATTGTTTGCCTATTCCAGGTGATGCTGAACATAACATCAACCATTGTAGTTTAGGATGCTTTGATACATTCTCATTAAACAAATATTTGTTCGCATGATAGTCTACACTTTGTAGATAGTATTGTGCCAACTCTTGTTTACCTTTAACTACACTGATCCAATTGATCATCATAAAAGGGACAAACTTTCTTTGTTGTTCTGGAGTTAGTCTGTCATAGTAACCATAATCTTTCTTGTCGATAGCAGTGATTGCTTCAAACAAGTTAAAGTCTTGTTTTTCAAACTTCTCATCTTTTGGAACTGTTGTTCTAGCCAAAACCTCCTCCTAAAAAGTATCCTATCAATCCACTTAAAGGAATCACAATAACTAAATCTACTAACCAATGTAGGCCAATAGATAGTGTTATGATTTCCTTCCAATGTAATTTACATACATTTTTCCAATGATTAAAAGACTTGAGCATAATCTACTATTTCACAGTTTCTACTCACTTCTTTGACAAAGTAAACACATCTTGGCTTAGGGCCATCTTCGATAGGGACACATAAGAATTGTCCGTTACGTAGTCTCGGAGCATACCAAATAACATCTGAATAGATATCAATAATTTCTATCGGCAGAAAGTTAGGGGCAAACGATGATAATGGATTGAAAGAAAACACATCAAAGCCTCTGTCGTTTAACGAAGACAATGATAACGTCTCTAAGTCTCCACCTTCTTCATCGCCGATCAATACTGACCAGTCAACTGGCATTTTAATCTGTTTATCACCTATCTTCAACACAACTGCTGGAGCATTGAATGACTCTAAAAAGATTAAGGGTATGTAATAGTAATCTACAAACGAGGGATTAGAATTATCTAATATCGCAAATCGTAAATCATCTATCTCTTCAGGTAAAGTTTCTAAGTTGTAAAATTTGTCTTCTAAAGTTAATATTCTCATGTTGTTATTATAACTGCTCCTTGCAGTGTAATCAAGTTTATTGGTGAAATCATTTGTATTTTAATTTTTCAACTACAAACGGATAATTTGCTTCTCTGTAAAAAGCCTTTCGTTGTGTTAAATGTCGTTTAGCAAATCTGCATGAACTTGTTATGTCCCAGATTTGAACAAAGTCTTTATCTTCTGCTTTACGAATGCCACGGCCGATAGACTGTATGACACGAACAAAACTCTTACCTGGTTCAAGGAGTACAAGATTAAAAATCCTAGGAATGTTAATACCAGTACTAGCCACGCCGTAAGTAGCAATAATAATTTTATTAGTACTAGTGGCAACATCATCATATTCTTCTTTTCTATCAACAATTTTCATTCCCCCTGATACAAATACTGCATCGTCTAAACGTTCTACTAACGCATGTCCTGCGTTGATACGATCAACTAGAACAAGTGTGTTGCCTTCTGTGGCGATTGTCTTAATAAGATGTGCCATCTTATCTAAACGTTTTTCGTCACTGAGTAAGTGCTTTAGTTCACTTTGGTAATTACTGAATTCTTGTTCATCTTGTAACTGTACGATGTTTACATGACACTTAGCCAATACACCTTGATCTTGTAATTCTTTAGCAG